ATACCCTTAAAGAAGATGTCATAATTTTAGTCCTTTTCTAACATCTTTGATTAATTTTTACTACTGGAAAAAAGATACCCTCTAACGAGGGTTCTTTTTTTTGCCTTAACAACCAAACATATATTCGTAGTTATAAACTACTTATTAATACATACACATATTAAACAGCGAAAGAGGTGAGATCCATTGCTATAACGCAAGACGCCAAAGGAAGAATCGTTGTAGATGGGTATACACTCACTTTTAAACAAGCTAGGTTTTGTGAAGAATACGTTTCTAACGGCAATGTTATTAACGAAGCGGTCATTAAAGCTGGTTATTCAAAATCCAGCCCATCGGTCGTAAATAGCATGGGCCTAGAAAACCTCAACAAACCAGCTTGTAAGGCTTATATAGCCGAATTACAACAACGATTTAGACAAACTGCTGATCATAGAGTAGCAACCATAGAAGAACGTCGTAACTTACTTACTCAATGGATATATAGCGACGACGTAAGATACAACGACAAACTTAAAGCACTCGATATCTTAAACAAGATGGATGCTGCTTATGAACAACGAATCAAAATGGATACGACAATTAATAATCCGGTCCAATCCTTAACGACAGAAGAACTACGAAAGCTAATTGATAATAAACCCGATTAACTTTCCATATGTATTTTTGAACTTATACGAACACATACGAACACTCGAAGGAGGTGATACGAATTTCCACTACAAGCCAATTGAGAATGACGCCAGAGCTTAAACGACATATCCAATACCAGGCGAAGCTAGAACTCGCTAGACGAGACTTCTTCGACTATTGCGAATTAATGGCTCCAGACTTTTATAAGAGATCGCGGCCTTATCTCCTTTATTTAACAGCTACCTTACAACATTTCGTATCACAATCTTTAAAGAAAGTATTAATAGTATCAATGCCACCTCGTACCGGTAAGTCTAGAACCGCTATTATGTTCACTGAATGGTACCTCGGTAAAGATCCGACACAAAAGATTATGACTGGATCTTACAACGAAACCTTATCGACACAATTCGCTAAGTCAGTACGAAATGCTATTCAAACACAAAAGGCCGATCCATTTACACCGGTCTATTCCGACGTATTCCCTAATACAAAGATTAAACAAGGTGATGCAGCTATGAATATGTGGAGCCTCGAAGGACAATATTCTTCATATCTTGCTACATCGCCTTCCGGTACGGCTACCGGTTTCGGCTGTACCTTAATGATTATCGACGACGTTATCAAGAATGCTCTCGAGGCAAATAATCAACTTACGAAACAAGCTCACTTCGAATGGTTCACAAATACGATGTTATCTCGACTCGAAGAGGGCGGTAAGATCATTATCATTATGACACGCTGGGCGTCCGACGATTTAGCTGGACGTATTATTAATCACTTCAAGGACGATGCCGAAGTCGTGTCGCTTAAAGCTCTACAAGACGACGGCACTATGCTATGTGACGAGGTACTCTCCCGAGAATCATACGAAGAGAAAAAGAAATTAATTTCTCCCGATATATTTTATGCGAACTATCAGCAAGAGCCGATCGACCTTAAAGGACAACTATACTCGTCCTTAAAAACATACGACGTTCTACCTCAATTCGAGAAGATACAGTCGTATACAGATACAGCCGATACGGGTACCGATTATCTATGTTCGATCATATACGGCATCCGACAAAAGGAAGCGTATATTCTTGACGTCATATACACTAACGAACCGATGGAGATAACAGAACCCTTAGTAGCAAAACATTTGTTCGATTATAAAGTTAACGAAGCGTACATTGAATCGAACAACGGCGGCCGAGGATTCTCACGTCAAATATCTCAT